AGGCGAGGGGAAACTCTTGCGAAATGTAAAGGTGATTAAACACACCGACATTGCTTCTTTTCTGAAGCTAAAGGCAGAAGGTTATAAAACGATATGGACAGGAGAGGGCAAGATTGCCCTCCATAAATAAACCACAAAGAAAGGAAGCACACAATATGACAACAGCAACAATAGAAAACGACACAAAGAAACAGAGAGCAGAAGAACGGAAAGCAATCCGTGAGGCGGTCAAGTACCAAAAAAGGGTTGAGGAGGTGAAGGCACAGCCCAAACTCGAATCCCTTACTATCACGATTGAGTGGAAGAAAAGCAGAATGTGGGGGAGCAATCCTCATGCTACTGGTGAAGCGAGAACCACGGAAGGAACGAGATTGGTTGGGACAGCAACGGCCAGCGGTTGCGGATATTGCAAGCGGTCAACTGTAATCGCCGATCTATTCAACCAGTTCTTGCGCCATAAGCTGTACGATTCCGCAGTATTGGCACGGCTCGCAATCAAAAAACCCTATGGAATGTCATTCCCCAAGGACGGCCAAAAATGGCTGCCTTGTTTTGACGGTGGGATTGGAGAGGGTTGCTATCGCCAAATATCGGAAGCAATCGGCGGGGCTTGGGAATGTGTGGCACACACAGACAGCGTGGAGGTTTATCAATACAAGGAGATCCAAAAATGACATCCTACGCCGTTTACAATTCAGTTGGTCAATTTCAGGCACGCTTTTTGACCTGGAAGCGCGCACTGCGTTGGGCCATTCGTGAGGGCATGGAATGGACCGCAGTAATAAGAAAGGAGCTTCAGTCATGAACCCCCAACTCTATTCCCTTGGGATGCTGCACGGTGTCCTGCTCGCCTTGTTTGTGGTGCTGGTATGGCCAAGGAATAAACGGAAATAAGTTTTCCCTCGTCCATCCTCTTGACCGAGGGTGGGAGAGGTCAAACTCGCTAGAGATGGCCTACCAAACAGAAAAGAAAGGACACAGAAAATATGAAGGAACACACAATTACAATGACAATCAATGTACACTTCAACGCCATTGATCGCGAGGACGCTCAACGCATAGCGGAGGATATGGGTATTAAATTTATCCATCCAGACACTCAGTCAGAAATGGAAAATGACTTAATGGATTGGGAGATTCGCTAGTCCCTCCTCGTTTCCCCTCGTAACGGAGGGGAACGGAGGATGGATTCGGGCGATAGTCCAGGCATCCTACAAACGGCAGCGCAGTCTTTATTGATTGCGCGAATGAATAAGAAAGGCACACAATATGAAAAATAATAAGTTATATAAAAAGTTGGTTGGGATATATGAAGAGAATGGAGCAGGCGCAGTTTTCGACTACGCCCAAAAGAACGGCAGTCAATTCGAGCGCAGCTTTAGTTTATGCGCTCCTTGTGAGGATGAAACTCCCACAATTAAAGGCGATGAATGCTGCGCAGTTTGTGGCAGCGTAAGGAGTTTGGGCAAATGAAACACCCGCAGCAATTAAATGACGTTGGAATAACTGAAAGTTATCTGCGAAAGATGGCCAAGAAGGAGGGCGTATCTTATAAAAAAGCGTTACAGATAGCGATGGAACAATGGGGTAAGTATTCGCTGAAACTGATTAACAAGATAGTGGCGGAGGATATTAAGACAAGATAAGGCACGGCCAAGGGTTCAAACCCCAACGGCTTTCGCGCTTGCCCATAAACGGCAGCGCAGGCATTCCGTCTTTACAAACGGAAGCATAGCCACCTATAAGGAGCAAATAAAAATATGACTGAAGATGAAATTATTAAAGCCTACCTTTCGCGCCTAGGTAAGAAGGGCGGGAGCGTCAAAGGATCTTGCAAAGCTCGCAAGTTGTCGCGGGAGCATTACGCCAAGGTTGGCAAGTCTCAGCGGGAGCGTTGGGATAAGTTTCGGCGGGAGCGTCAAACGGAAGCGCAGTCACCCAAGCGGTAGCCTAGCCTTTCGCGGGAGCGTTAGCCCTATAAGGGGCGTGTAGAATACCCCTATAAGGGGTCTATAAGGGGCGTATAAACGGAAGTCTAGCGACCAATTGAGCAACAGCAGGCTTTGTTTCCTAGCTCCTCAACCCTAAATTTGACCACTGGAAGGTCTCGGGCATCACATTTTGATTCAAAACGACGAGAAACAGGCTTTCTGCTCGATTCTGATAGGTTGTGGCGTGTTTTTTTGGCTACCTTTGGCATATCACCAGTTCCTACATGACCAAAAACGTCGGGTTAGCTTGCTAGGTGGCTTGCTGTCACACCCGTGCCTAGCTCTGAAGCTCCTACGGCGGGCTGGGTTGCTCTTCTTGATGGTCATCTTGGGATCGCCGTAGCGGATAACCTTGCTTTGCCCATCCTTACAAGCGCGGACTACGAATTTACGCGCCTCGCCAGATGTACGCCTTGGGCTGTTGCATGGCAGTTCTCTAGGATTCATCATCTACCTCATCGTTCTCCCAAGCGTCAGGAATCGAATCCTGAAGCGATTGTAGTGCCTTCTGGTGTGCCTCAAAGAAGCCCGACAGCCTCTTGACCTGTTCTGTCAGACCATTCCACTGTGCCTCGAACACCTCAAAGGAGCAATTTGCGTTCATATCGTCTACCAACTGCCCCAATAGCCTTAGAACGCCGTGTAGCTGGGCGTTCTCTCTCTGAAGCAGGCCAATAAACTTATGCGCCACCTTCAGTTGATCCCTATCTTGGTTCAAACCCGCCCTTCTTGGCTTTCATCATGCGCCACACCTTGGGCTGGATGGTGCTTTTGGACTTAGGACGGCTAGTGCCAGCCTTACGGCGGGCGTTAATGTTCGCATATAATCCTGGTTTACTGTTGTTCATTTCACGATTATACCACACCCACCACCTTATCACCAACTCCGTCTCGGCAGGTGCGAGCCAGCCCAACCCAGCCCAGCCAGCCCAGCTTTCGTTCTTTGTTCTGATTACCCGAACACGCTACGGAAAGAACGTAGTGGTAGTAGGGACAGGACGGACTAAGGAGTCCTGTTCCTACTTTTCCTTCGCGAATTATTCCTTATTATATTAAGGAGTCTGACTGCTCTATAAATGATAGTAACTTGAAAGTAGATTAGAAAGTAGTCTGATTGGCAGTATACAAGCCATTGTCAGACAGTATCTTCTTGGCTTTGTGAAGGCGTTTAAGATAGCGATAAAACGTGGATTCTGATACTTCCAACTTTTCGATGATATGGCGGCATAAATCACCAGCCTGCCACTCCTTTGAACCCATCTCGGTTAGGAACTTTTTATCGTCAACCGCCTTGTGTGCGCCTGGCTTCTTTAGCTTGTCTGGGTTGAGGTTAAAGTTCTGGCGGAACAGCGGGTAAGACCATTGGACTACGAAGGCATCCATGGGGCTGAAGTTGCGCAGCGTCACCTCGCAGGTGAAGGTGCGCTCATCCTCTTCATGCGGTGTCAAGACCACCAAGCTGTCTGGATTGCGCGCAAATACACCTGACCCACTGAACCTATCAATCGACTCTGACCCACTCTTGTTACCCTTGCTGAAGTGGTGTGAGAGTATGATCGACAGATTGTGACGGGTGGCTAGGTATTCAAACTCGTTCATCAGGCTTGACATATCGCCCGCGCTGTTCTCATCCCTCTCACCCATCAGCATATAGTTTGGATCTAGGATAATCGCTTGGTAGCCCTTGCCTTCGATCTGCTTCTCGATCATAGGACGGATAAGCGTAAGATCGGCAGCGTGACCTCTGAGCGTCCAAGTGTCGAAGTCATCGGCCTTATCCTCCAACCCCTTTGCTTTGATAACATCGGCTAAACGGTTGCGGAAACTCCACTCTTGGATTTCAAAGTTAATGAACAGAACACGCGCCATCTTGCACTGTTGCCCCCACCACGGCACGCCAGCGTGCAGTGATAAGGCTAGATCAATTAGACTCCAACTCTTAAACGCCTTGCTTCCTCCACCCAGCAACATCTTGCCCCCTCTGTGCAGCATTCCCTCAATTAACGTCTCTGGTGCGGGTAAGTCTTCCTTGATAAGTTGTGCATAAGATTTGATCGGTGGCCACTCATCTGTCTTTGGTTTGATACCAAGTGCTACGGCTGGTTCTATCATTTTCCTCCTTTGCAAAACCAAAGCAGGCTTTGCATCTTGTCGTTTCTTTTTGCCCCAGGAATCCTAACGGGTTGACTGGGTTTGAATGTTGCAGGGTCGCATCCTAACGGAATAAGAAAAGCTTTTAACTGATCCACCCATTCCTGCCTTGGTGGCATCTCGAACCAACCATGCAAGCTCTTTCCGCCAGTGTCCACAACGGCGTGTAGTTTCATACTGAATAAATCGCGCATCAATTGAAACACCGCGCCCATCTCTGGCTTGCTGAGTACGTCAGACTCGACAACCAAGAACACCCTATGCTCAACCGTGTCGTTGGATCGGCTAACCGTATCTGGCTTGTACGTTGCGCCAGTAGTATACTGCCCAATCGGCTCGTCCAACTTCCGCCAATCCCAAGCTGACCTAAAATTTTGCGGATGTCTCCCGCTATCCTTAACATCCCCAATCCAGATATTGTCAGCGACATTGAACATAGATAGGAACAACTGATAGTCCTGCGCTGGATCGCCAAGCTTGACTGGACTTTCCTCGTACATGTCGGCTGGGTCCCAATTGTAGTGTGTGAGGTAGCGTTGCTTGTTTGACTCAGCAATCGTCTTGATCCTATCCAACACCTCGGCGTGCGGGTCTTTCTTAATGACTAGCTTTGGTACGGCTGTGCCGCCAGACATAATGTTTACTGGCTTGTAGAGAACATCGCTGGATATAGCTCGGCGCAGTTTGCGATTAGCCTCATCCCGATACGGTGTGCAAGAAGTATGCCAGCAAAATATAGTGGGCGCGCCATCCACAAACACCGTTGTATCTCGGATGCGGGTGTGGCTTGTGTGTGCAGCCTCACCTGGACACTTACACAGCCCGTGGTTGTCAGACTGCCAATCCACTTGGCCTACGATCTCTTCAGCTTTGCGTTGGGCGGAGGTCATAAAAATTCATTCGGAATCTTTGTGTATTCAAAATAATCGTGAATGCAAGATCTACTTATTATAATTTTGGATTGATTGCCAAATCTATCGAACGGAACAATCAATTTGAAGGCAACCTCCAAATCTTGATTGAGTCCAACCAAAAACCAATAGTCGGAAGGAAGCGTATCTGGATCGGATGATGCCTTAAATCCGTAGCGATTTAATTTAGACGAGAAGGTGGCAGTTTTTATATGGAATCCTCTAAATGTTCCATCACCCATTGCGACTATTCGGTCTAGCTTTGTATGAGGATTGATTGACCTCCACGCATTAAGGCCATTGCTGATTGCCCATATATCAAACTGCAATTCACCTATTTCTCCAACCTTATGCGAGTAGTGCATTTCATCGATTGACAATGCAACCGTGCTTGCTGTTTCAGTTTCTGACGAAAAACCAAATAGATACTGCTCTGGCTCTTCAGCCAAACCATCGAACATTTTTATCTCTTCACTCATAAAAATTCAAACTGGCTGCTGATTCAAGAGGCGAACACACACTGAGGAACTGCCCGATGCAAGATCTCCTTGCATACCACAACGCCAGTTAGTTATTTGCTTTCTAGCTCCATCGCCTTCTTCGATGCAAGCACAATATCTTCAGCCGTTATATTCCGCAACGCATTGCACCAGTACTGAGTTCGAGGGGTTTTATTGCTCGCATCCTTACACTTCGCTTGCGGCAACCCAGCGTGCGGACGGCAAGGTGCGTGTGGGCAGGTATCGGGTTTGAATACCGATACGTTCTTGGGATAGTAGGTCATGCGATCCGCTGGGTCATACGAACCCCACAACGACACACACGGCGTATCCAACCCCGCAGCCATGTGATTGACTGAGCTATCTGGCGCAACAACAAAGTCAGCCCCAGCTATCACGGGGAACAGCGAGCGTACAGTCTTGGTGCAGTTAAATAAGTCAATCACTCGCGGGTGATCCACCTTAAAGTTGTTTGAGTTGTCCAACCCAATTATTACGGCGTGATGTTTGGGGTAAGCTTCAAGCAACGCCAGCACCGCCTCCTGCCCCATCGTTGGCGGGTAGGTACGTGTCGGACCAGAACTGCTGACATGGTACGCAAAGAACGGACTAGGCATAGGCCACTTGCCCATAGCCTTCAACTCTTCGTGGTCTGGTTCGATGAGATGCAGAACTGGCTTACAATACTTAGCCATCGTCTTCTCGTCCCACACACCCATCCACTCGTAGATTCTCTGGTAACAGTTGCCAGGACCAGTGCCTAGCTTCGTGTTGCCAACCTGACCGCTGAACAAATCGTCAGTAGGTAGGTGCGCGTCAAACGAATCCCACGCTTCCAGCGATGCAGGCAACGGCCACAGCTTTGCACCCAGCCCAGCGTAGAGAGGAAGGTTGCGAGCAGGGGCGTACACCTCAACTACTCCACCCGACTCTTGCACCAAGTAGTTGACGTAAGCGGTCGCGATGATTGCGTCACCGATTGCACCAGCGCGATAGACGGCTGTTGCCCCACCAGCAGCCCTACCTTTGTAGTACGGCTTGATCTTATGTGGGCAAGGAATGGACTCATCCCAAGTAGGACCAGTCAACTCATCGGGCAACACATAGGTATTGCGTGGGTAGAGCATATTGTCATCGACTTTGTGAATTGAGTTTGAGTTGTTAGTCCATAGTTTCATTTTGTTTTCTCCTCTATAATAAAGATCACGGCAAAGATTACTGCGAGTACAGCAATCACCGCAGCAGCCACAATAAGTTTCCCTATTGCCAGCCCCGCGCCTACCAGAATCCATTCTTTAACTACGTTCATTTGGTGTTCCTTTCTATTGTTTAGGTTTACTGCGTCAATCCTTTTTATACGCTCTGCATCTGGTAGGCGTGGTCAACCAGTTCCCTGACGCATTTGAAATACTCTTCCTCGGCACTGCTATAACAAAATACCTCAGTCCTAAATCCCCCAGCCTCCACCCACAGCTTCCATCTCCAGTTCTGGTTATCCCACTCCTTCTTGACCTGCATCGCTATCTCATCCTTGCTTTTCATCTTCAAGTATTTCCTTTGCTATCAAAGCCGCTGCATCCACCATCGTAATGATCTGAATCATATCTATCGCGTGGCCGTGAGAAACCCGATCCCTCTCTATGGCAAGCTTGTTGCGCGCTATTAGAAGCATATCGCGTGACCATCTCAATCTGTCTCTGGCTCCTATGGTCATACCTTTTCAAAAGCTCCCGTTAGTAGGTTTAACACCCAGCCATTACCGTGAAACTTGTCGTACATCATTTGATTCATAATCCACGCTAGGGGTGAGACGTTTGATTCCAGCAACCGCCCAGGCTGACAGGCGTTCTTGTCCAGCATCTCAGCCAGCGCATTCACCTCCAGCCGTGCGTATTTGTAAATTGATTTCACGCTGACTCCTCCTTGCGAATATCATAATAAAAAGAATCTGTATCCTCCGTCACCCACTTGTCACTCTGATTCTCCACGCTGGGCAGATCGGTATCAACTCGGAACTGCTTTAGGTTGTCGGGCAACTTCTTCGTCACCCAATTGCTATCCCGCCAGAAGATTCGGTTGTTGGGCATACACATTAGGTATCCATCGTCACCCTCAAACACATGACCACATTTGTAGTCAGATGGCTCATCGCTGTATGGATTGTTGAACCAGTCCACAGTAAACAAGTATGTACCCCATACCTTGGTCGCATCCCTAAGTAGGATCTGAGCGCGATGGAAGGCAAGGAAGCTGTACTCGGTTACGGCCACGTTCTCGCTGAAGCAGTCCCAGAGTTGCTTGTAGTTAAATGGGATGTCGGCCTCTGGCTCGTGCGTGTATATCTCCGATAGGGGCACGCGACTCCGCAGCATTCCAGAGTCAGTCATAACGTGGAAGGTTAGGATAGAGCCAGCGCAAGACTGCAAGGCGAACACATAGACGTTATAAAACTCCGTGTCTGCCTCGTTCTTGGTAAAGAATGACTTCCTCACCATAGCCTTGAAGCTAGGGATGTTCTCGTTGAGCGTTGCCATTATCGCCAAGCTGGTCCAGTTAGCCAAGCGACCAACACCCAGCGTGTACCAAAGATAGGCGCACGCGCACGATGTTCGATGTAGGAGGGGAACCAGCAACCCGCCCCTTGCTCGCGGATAAACCTAGCGTTCTCTAGGTCAGCCTTAACTTGCAACCCACCGCCCAAGTACTCGGTTGGAGCGGACAGGTTAACCACTGCCGTCAGCTTGCGAACTGGTGCTTCAGAGGTGTAGCAATCCCAATGCCAGCTAAACTTCTGCATCGGACTATACCGCAGGATCTGCAACTGTTGGATGCCTTGGATGTCGAAACGCCATTGCTCGGCATTGATGCCATCGGTAATCTCTCGCATCACCTTGTAGACCCACTCGTAATGTTTGGCGAAAGGTATCCAGCACGATGAGCAAGTTCGCGTACGCGATACCGTACGGGTCACGCCATCCTTGGATAATACTGGCGCACGCTTCATCCCGATCACTTCAGCATCTTGGCGTAGCATCATGCACTGCGTTGGTGTCAACACATACCGATCTACCGCAGCCGTTAAAACCTTTTGCTTAAACTCGCTCATTTGATTTCCTCTATGATTTCCAGCAAAGCCTTGTTGAGCGCGTAGGTGAAGCAAACAACCTTGTCCTTGGCGATATGCTGACGGCCAGCTTCGGCCAGAGCCTCGTAGAGATCATCGTCCACATCGACAAGAATCTTGACGGCCTCGTACTCCTCAACCTTGACCAGCTTAATACCCTTGCTTTTTCTCTTCCTCATAGATCCAGTTCCTTTCTTATGTAATCAATCAGCTTTAAGATAATAAAGCCAGCGCAGTAGATTATCGAAAGAATCAGCCAACTGTAAAGAATAAA